GCGTAAGTCGATGGCGTTCGTACTCAATAGTCCCAGGCTGGAGATCTGCCTCACTGGCAGCCCTGTAATCCTCAACCTCTTTACGGAGTTTTTCATTTTCGATATCAGCTTCCCTCTGCGCATACCACTGAATTGCCATGGCGGTATCAAATACAGATTCAACGCCCTTACCACCTCCGGAGACGCAAGGGAGTCCCTGAGACTGCCAGCGTTCAATCGTTCGCGGATCCACGTTGAAAATTTCGGCAAGTTTCTTTTTATTAACCTTCATGAAACAGTCTCACAATAAATACAGGGGCCGACATGAAAGTGCCCGAAAATGACTTTTTTAGGCGTTTTCATGTCGGACCTTTTACGGATTCGATATTAGAAAAAACAAATAGTTATGTTCGAGAAGTACCGACATGATTTTCCCCGGAAAATTTTCATAAATAGCGAAAACCCGCGAGGTCGCCGCCCCGTAACCTGTTGGATCGACGGAAAGGACCCGAAAACGAGAATAATTATCACTTACAGCAAGAATCGAATCTGATCTATTATGGTGCTTGCTATTATGTGCCGGCACAAGTGCGTCGTTTACCGTCATTTCACACAGAGGCATCATCAAATGAAAATCAGAAATATTCTCGCTATCTCCCTTGCAACATCATCCTTCAGTTGCCTGGCATTTAAATCCTCGCCCAATGTGCTACCAGGACCAACGAATCAACTAACTGCGGTAGAAAGTAAAATTATCGGACATTTTTATGCCCCACACAGTGCATTACCCGGAACAACCATCACAGGGACATGTGACGCCTCCCCCGTCCCGGGATGCACCTGTCCGTTTTGTACTATGCTGCGTAGCCAAAACCGATAACATCCGCATTTACCTGGTATTACATGATGAGTTCACGCAGCGACTGATAGAGGAAGGAAAGATGGTTAGTAAAAGCAAGGCGCATTGCCGCCGCATGCTGCAGGCATTGCAACAGACGAGAGCAGGTATTTTTGACCAGTTGGAAAACTGCCAGCATACTTTGCCCGAGTATATCGCCATCTCATCGGAAACCAGTGCAACTCTTATTCATCGGGTTCCACCAGAGAAAAAGAAGAAATGAACAGTGAGGCGTTGTGTGGCATACAACGCCTTCTTCCATCATTCCTCGTCAGCCATGACAAAAATATAACCGCTGGCTCTTTCATTTTTCTCCTGCGTCCAGCCCCTCTCTACCTGGAAGCATCAAGGACGTGACGGCGTAAAGATAAATTGTCTCTTCACTCCCTGACAGGGGCGATTCTTTTCAAATCGCCATTTCGCCATGGCCTTCACCACTTCATCACGAAACAAATTATGAGGCTCTGAGCGGAGAAAAACGATCCGTGTCACAGTCCCATCAGCACCAATATCGAACTTAACCTCAACCAGCCCCTTGATATAATTTGCTGCAGCATATTCCGGATATCGTGGATACACCGTCACTAATTGCCGGGGCTCATCAGCTTTTTGCTGCGAGCATCCCACTGCCAGGACAGATAACAGAAAAAGTAGTAAAAGGCGTCTTTTCATTTTTATTCCTACGGGTCTTATTCTGACAATATATCCTGTGTTCCAGACTGCCACATCACCACATCCTGTGCCATTATCTGACTCACATTACATACATCGCATCGGGATACAGTAGTAGCACTTTCTGTAATACAGCTTCCTGTTTCTTCCACCATCGCACCGGGATAAACCCGCGAATCATTAACGCGGTAAAAACCCGGTGTGCATCGTTTTTAATTATCCCCGCACACTCGCGCAGAGGAGTCTCCCTGTCGGGCTGCGGTCTCTGTTAATGAGGGAATATAGCGACGATACGGCGCATCAACAAAACTTATTTCAGGCACTGAGTGCGGATATAGTCCTGTGCCCCTTCCAGTTGCTTGTGCATCGTCATCAGCCGCTCTCTGAGGGTGAAATAATCCCGTGTAACGGTGTCTGCCAGTTGGGGGCCGGTTGCATTATCCACGCCGGAGGTGGTGGGGGCTTCACGCACGGAGCCTGGACAGGTGGCGTTGATCCGCAGGCGCTTACGACCAGCGGCAACGTCAGCGCGAAGAGTTTCATTTTCAGCTCTCGCATCGGCTAATTCCCTCGAGTATTTTGCATCGAGCGCAGCAACATCGCGCTGGCGCACCTGCATATCAGTAATGGTTGCGTTCGCCAGCTTCAGTTCACTGGCTTTGTTATCGCGCTGCGCTTTGTAGGTAATCGCGTTATCACGGTAATGGTCTGTTGCCATCCACAGCGCACCACAGGCCACCAGCAGAATAACGATAAACGCGGAAAGCATTCGGTTTATGTTCACCCCAGCAACCCCGACGAAGACAACATCATCCAGGCCATGGAAAGAAAAAGAGCAACCAGCATTAGTGAAAATGAAATGCCGACAATTACACAGAGGATCTTCGCCAGCGTTATGAGTTTGTCTGACATGCTTAATCCTCCCTTCACGATTTCAACGCAATGACCAGTTTTGCCAGCCCATACAGCATCGGGGACACAGCAACACCGACCGCCACCCACTTAATGGCAAAAGCCAGTGCTCTGCTGATGTCATCAGTTACAGGCGCTTTCAGTTCAAGGCCATTTTTCATAGTCAACCTCAACAGAATTCGTTTACACTTCGCCATGTTCTCCCTTGCCTTACTCAAGGTCAGAAACACAAAACCTCGCTTGGTGCCAACAAACGGGGTTTTTACTTTTATTCACTTACGTTTCGCCAGTTCGCAGGATTTCGTGTTATCCGCCCGCGTGGCCATTCCTCATTTTTCAGCAAAATATTCTGCTTATCTGTCGATACCCCAGCACGCCAGCGCGCTCTCCTGGTCACGACGGGATACCTGACCGTAACAGTTGTTTGAACGAATACGGCAGTCTCTGCCACCGTCCTTAATCCACCAGCGAATCGCTTCGCAGGCACCTTTTCGATCACCAGCATTAATTCGTCTGTAAAACGTCGACGGGAAACACTTACCGGGACCAATGTTGTACGGACAGAATGACGCGATCCCCGCTTTCTGGGGTTCGGTCAGCGGCACTCTGATGTTTTTCTCCACCCACGCCAGCGCTTTATCACGCTCAATGGCGTTAACCTGGTCGCATTTTTCCTTCGACAACTTCATGCCCGGAACGACAGGTTTGCCATCCACCATGATGGCACCACGGCAGATGGTCCAGATACCTGCACCATCACGGTATGCCGTGGTGTGGTTGCCTTCCTTTTCATCCAGAAACTGGTCGAGAATGTCAGGCGCAGGCGCACCAGCGGCAATCAGCGCCAGAACGGCAGCCGACAGGCCGTATTTGATTTTGGTGTTCATGGATATATTAAATATTCAGCCGCTGTCCCTGGCCCACTAAATACGCACTTTAAGATAAGTCAGCCCCGGATGAAGCCAGTAAGCCGGCACTTTTTTAAAGGGTGGAGTATTAAAATCACGAAGAAGAGCCTCCCGCACAATTGCATCCTTATCAGCACCACTGGCCAGCGCTTCAATCTCAGCGGCTACCTGAAGATATCCCATGCAACGGCCAACGCGCTTCATCAGCCCCTGCTTTTTATTGTTCTTCAGGTAATCAATGGCAAATTCAATGAGCTCCTCACTGTGCTGGTGCGATGGAGGTGTTACTTTCCCATTTTCTGAGATGGTTATTTTCCCAGCATCACCGGATACAACAAAGGATGGCCGGTTACACTCCCATTCCGGGTCACTGAAATTATCATTATGAATACTGAAACACTCTGCGAGATTTCTGCTCATCACTTTCCGACAATAATCGTCAAACGCAGCAAACTGCTTTTCATCGCCAGAAGGCACCAATATCGACCATTTCTTATTCAGCTCAACGACGTAGCTCTCCAGTTTTTCAATACGTGATTCAACATCATCTTTTTCTGACCGCAGTGTTGACGGCGGCATCTTCAGAGAACAAGTAATTCTTCCCGGTAGCTTTCCTTTGTAGGTTATCAACACATCCTGCGCCTCTAAAATTACGGGGCGCTTTTCCGGCAACGGTTCGTTCCATTCACATAACCCGGCAGCAACATCCATGAAAAACTGCTTCGCCTGCTTTTTCGCCTCAGCTTCGTAAAACTCCAGCGTGGCACCTTCAGTACGGTCAAGACTAATCGCCACATCTGGCAACAACAGCGACGCTTGCCCGTCACCTTCCGACTTCACAGTAACAGTAACCTTATCCCCGTAATTATTTATCCCCTTAACAACCAGTTCATATTTTTTATTCATCACTTTACTCTCCCCGCGCCGCCTTACGCCGGTCCTCTTTGATTTTGAAATACAGGTTAGTCAGATATGTCAGCAGCCCAAACAGCAGACTCCCCAGCACGCCTATTGCCGCCCACTGAGACGGGGAAACCCTGTCCAGCAACTGCAGGAACCAGTAGCCCGTTCCCACCGCTGACGTGGTGTATGACACACCTGTTGTGATTTTTTCCATCTGGTACATACCCCGTCTCCCGTTATCCGGAAGCTGACAACAATAAAAAAGCCACCAGTTAAGTACTGATGGCTCTGATAACTCATGCAGGCGTCTCAGACGACCCACTGACACTACCGGTGAGTTTAACGATACCTTCCATTTGACTGGCTCACTTTTTATGATGATGCCGGTGCATTTATCTCCAGCACCAGACTTTCTATCTCAACGCCATACGTTGCATTTTTGGTAATATCCGTCAGCGTCAGTGCATTTAGTCCCACTGCCAGACCGTCTTTTATGGCCTGGAATGCCGGGCCAGTACGATGACGTAGTATCACTCCGGCTCAGTTGCACCACTGACCACCACATCACCTTCTGCTGCAATCGCCTGCATCAGGGTATAAGGGGTTATGGCCACCGGACTACCAAACGGCTGCCAGCCCTCTTTCAGTTTATGTGTCAGCTTTTCCGCAAGATCTGACGGCGACGCCGCCCTGACAACATCATAGTGTTTAAATGCCATGGTTCTTTCCACCATCTGAAAAATGATTCTTTAAAATACCTGACATGTAATACAGAAAAAACACAAAACCATACCTTAAATAAAAACCTCATCATCAAGCAGATATGCATGGATAAACTACAAGACGAGATATAAACCACCCTGCATTTAAATAAACAATAAACAACATCAGAAAAATAATTCTGCTCTATGGTTTACAATCAAAAATATCATTTATACTTTTCAGAACATCACCAGCAAGGCATAAACAAGGAAACTAAATGAAGTGGATTGTGATTGATACAGTTATCCAGCCATCATGCGGAATATCTTTTTCAGTCATATGGAGTAAAATAAAATTAATAATCTGGTATCAATCGGATGCTTTCTTACCTCCTGAAAGTATATTTACACTGACTCACACAGGTATCATGCTCAATAACAAAGTGCTACCTGTAACCATTTACAACGTAGTACCATTCAATAAAACATTCTGGAATTTAATCAAAAACAGCCAGGAATGCCCTACAAATACAGATAACGTATTGAATGAATGCTTTAATAACCGTTGCACTCTGCAAATATGTCCTTATGGGCTAAAACAACAAAGTCCATAAGGAGTTTACTCACATCTGACAAAATCAATATAAACAGCCCCTCCGGAGAGGGGCTGGAGAGTGGCGCTATGTGCCATTGCATGGTGCCGGGTGCCTCCCGGTGAATTCAGTACCAGCACCTGAATCCGCGATTATCCCATATACCTACTCGCTGATTGCCCCTCCGCACAGGGGGATTCACCATGCCAGTTTCTTTTAACAAACTCCCCGCAAACCAGACAACAGTCAACCGCCTGAATTGTGAAGTATTTAAAAATTTCTCCCGCTAACTGATACCCGGCTAACAGTCTGGCGTTTTCTTTTTCAGCAACGGGAAAGCAACAACCACCACACCCACCAGCCGCCCATTTACCACAAATAAAAAAGCCTTCAGGACTGAAGGTGTCTGTAACAACCAAACTGATAGTCTGCCAGACCCGCCATAACAAGCTGGGTCAGTATTAACTGGCAGCGTTCGCGTGAAAGGTAAGTATTCTGTGCAATCTCCCTGACTGTCGCCGGGTCGGTAACGCTTAATTCATTAAACACCACTCTGGCGGCTTCTGTCATATCCTGCTGTTTTAGCATGTCTTTTTCCCTTTTCCGGTTAACGTGACATACCAATAACTCTTGTCGAAAAAGCCGGCAAGCTGAAAGACCCGTATTCGCAACCACCAGCGCGTTTACTGTACTGACGCGATTTTCGGACATAAAAAAAACCACCTGGCGGTGGTTTTTTCTTACTTTGCCATCACGTACAAAATCGGCAAAATATCAGATTTATACGAAACATACGCGATTTAATTGACTTTTGCAATATCTCGTCGTGAAAAGGTCGCTTTTTGTTGCGCTCTTATTTTCACGGAGCAAATCAAGGATTCTCTATCGAGGCGCTTAAAAATATCGCACATCTCACGCCAGTAGTTCGCATAATTATGGCTCCAGTTATCAGGCTTAACTCCACACAGTCTGGCAAGCTCCTGTCTCTGGTAGACCTCACACCCGGTAACCCATCCTCTGACATCCTGTGCCGCCAGCCAGATCAACTTCTTCACACGCTCCAGCGTTTTCACTGCAATTTTTCTGGAGCCGGACTGAGTTTTAAATTCACTCCACCCCCACTGCGTTATCGCGATCTGATGCTCCCAGCAAATGTTTCCGCCATAACACCACAACAACCACGCCTTCTGATGTTCTTCCAGTTCCAGAACAGCACGCCGCCACGATGATGTTGCAAACTCAACAGGACTGACCAGCGCAATTGATGAGCCTTTCGCCAGTGATTGTTTACCCTGGATCGGGGGATTATCCCGCGTGATCATTTTTCCGGTTACCTCATCGCGGTAACGAATTTTTTTGCGTCTGTAACGCCCTGTATCGAACAGGGCATTTTCCTGCCAGGCTTCCAGCTGGCATTTTGTCGACCCACTGAGATCTGCAGTGGCAATCATGAGTTGCTCACGAACAAACTGTAAATACTGGTTATTCATGCACACCCACCTCTGTAATTCTTATCTCCAGCCGTCCACCAGATACTGGCTGGCCACGTACAATATTGATTTCATCAAACTGCTCATCGTCCATTAACAACCCCGCGTGCGTCAGCGCATCCAGTGGTGCTTTCAGAATATTGTCCAGGTCACGACGACGCTTATCCGGTGGCTCTGCAATAATTTTTATTGCCAGCCGTCCGGACAGGCTTAATTTCAGTCGCTGCTGGCGAACAATAAGCGCCACTGCCCGGCGATAACGCTCCCCGGCTTTTGATACAAAATATGTGCTGCCACGGCGTCGCCAGTAAGTGTTCACCGTCGGCGAGTAAGGCAAAACAAATTCTATGCGTTCGGTCATTTATGCTTTCCACTTCAGAACACCCGAATTTCTCGCGTGCATTAAAAAACGAATCAGCAACAACAACTGACTACCGTGTTTTTCTTCAAAATCTTTTACCCCGGCGTGTAGTTCGTTATGGCATTTACGACACAGCGGAATAACAAACAAATCGTCAGCCTTTGTTCCCATCCCTCCCAGTCCATGACCAATGATGTGATGCGGATCATCTGCCTGATTGCCACACGTCATGCATTTCTGCGTTTTTACCCAGCGCGTGTATACAGGCATCTCTTCCCGTTGTGGTTTCTGGCGCTGGAGATACTGAGCCGGAGATTCCGGATCAACGGCAATGCTGACCACCGTCTTTTCCTGTGGTGGGTTCTGTTGCTGGTGGGCGTGAGGCAGCGGCGCAAGATTTTTTGTGCGCTGTTTCAGTATGCTGGTGGCGGTCTGCTCTCCCGGTACGATGTCGCTTTCACGGTACATTGAGCGGATTTTTTCCGCACGCAACCCCAGCGAACGACGTAATACCGCTTCCGGTAGCGCGTCCGCCACCTGATTGCGGACCGCCCACCAGGATAATTCAGCCAGCGATAATTCCCGTTCCTGCGAGCCATTCATTGCATGGCGTATGACGTCAATCATCCATGCAGACAGGTTTTGGTGAGCAAGTTGCCCGAGTGATTCGGAGGTCTGGTCGCGCAGCTGGTTGTCGCAGTGCCAGCACAACACCATTGCGC